TTGCGGTTTCGCCCCGCCGCCAGCGTCGTGCTGAACCTCGCGGTCCTGTTCTTCGCCACCTGAGCCGAATGTCCGGTCTGCACCGCCAGGGTCGTGGCTCCGCTATTCGCGTCCATCACGGCCACGATCTCGTGCAACATCCCGTCCTCAAGGTCAGTGGCGCCGAGCCGCACTGGACCATAGTACACATAACTGCTGAAATCGGTTCCGTCGTCGTCATGCGCGGAATCCTCGAACTTCCGTACATAGCCGTCGTGGCAGCCCCACAGGACCGTCGGCATCGATACCCCGCCCGGCTGATACGACACCACCGAGTTAGGATCGTGATCCGCATCGAACGATTGCGGGAAGTACCCGCCAAGTCGTTCGTCGTAGAAGTAATGAACCGACGGCGTCGCCATCACGAGGCTGGTGGCGGAAATCAACACCCCGCGCCGCTCCACGTCATACGCGAGCGACACCTCGTAGAGATCGTCCGTCAGGCCCAATAGTTCGGCCGGGATCGATTCCCTCGACATCGACACGGCCCGCATGTCCTGTATGCGGATTTCGTAGAGTCCGTCGGGCGTCAGGACGATCAGGCGCCCTTCCGGCGTCCTGCACCACGCCCCAATCCCGACGATCCCGATTTCCCGTGAGATATTGTCAAGCTGGCCATTGAGCCGAGGGTTGCCGCGCAAGACATAGAAGCTGGTTCGCCCGGCGAATATCAAATAATCGTCTGAGTACGGGATCGTCGTGACCAACGGTTCGCCGATGAGTCCCGCGTACTCGCTGGCCGTCCCGTTGACCGCCGACGTGATGGCGGTCCCGCCGAATGTCCAATCGGTAGGATCGCCTACTTTCGACATCCACCAGCCATGCGGCGTGTTGGCGTCGTTGCAGATCACAATGCGATCCGACCAAAGCGCAATCGAACGGCATCCAGCCGGGAACTGTGTAGTGCCAAGCGTTCCAATTGTCGTGCGCGTTAGCGTCGTGGCCGTTGAGTTGTATGTCTTGGAATAACGAACTACGCGATAGGCTATGGCCCCACCACCAGACGATTCCGCCAGCCAAGCATTGCTTCGATCGAACGTAAGGCCGTTAGTCGCATGAATCGACGCAATATTATAGATTCCAACCGATGGCGTTCCAACCGTTGGAGACGTTGTTGTGGTTGTATCTAGTATTTCGAGAACGTCGCCATCAATGTCAATGCCAAGAGCCGTCCAATCGGTAACGGCCGTATCGTCAAGTCTCGCCTGTGAAGCAGAAACCGCTTCGACCGTTGCTGCCGTGCTCTTTGTGGTTCGCTCGCGCCTTATGTCGTAGTCCGCGATATACAGGTTTTGCAGCCTCGCGGCCGCGTAGATACGACGCTCGCTCGTAAGATCAAGAGTGGGATGGCTAACGGCCGCGAGCGTTCCACTGATCGACTCTCTGTATAGTTGACCGTTCGCCGAGAACACCGCTGCTTCCGGGGGGGTGCCGCCACTTGACGACGTGAACGCGAAGCTAAACGATGGTGCAATTGCGTCTAGACTGCTTGACCGTCGCAGGGCGAATCCAACGCGACCACCAGCCGGAGAATAACTAACCGCTGATGCGTCGTAAGTTATGCCCGGCACACTATCGTACTGCCAGTAGCATCTGATCGTATTGGAGGTGTCGATTGACAGCCGCACGACCCTATAGGTGTCGAACGGCCCTCCGGTGTTTACGTTGGTTACTAGCGTTCCATTGATATAAAGGTTGAGAGTCTTTCCGCTTGAGTCGTTGACCGCCTCCAACATCACGGACGCGGCCGGAACCGGGGTCGCGCTGTTCATGTCCATCAAGACGTATGCCCGCGTGTTGTCGTTTGGAGTGAATTCCAGCGACACCTGCCTGAACGCCGTCGTGGAAATCGACTGATCGGCCAGCGCCGCCGAACGAAGCTCAATTGCCGAAGTTGCGGCGTAGCCAGAAGCAATTACCGGAGACCCGGCCGTCAAGATGGAATTGATCGTCCACGACGGAAACGACCACGACGCCGACAATGCCGTACCAGAGAAGTCGTCTTGAAACATCGAAGAGCCGGTCGAGTTGAACGTGCGGATTACGCTGGCGAGCCGGATCGGGAAGTACCCGATCGTATAGACGATGCCGCTGGCGCCAACGCCGGGACTTGGCGAAACCGTCAGGCTAAGGGCCGCGACCGCCGTGATCGTGTAGGTACCGGGCGTCACATCGGTGCCGTCTGTGATCTCCAAGACATCGACGCCCGCCACAACCCCGGCGGTAACGAAGTTCGTCAGGCCGTCGCTGAAAGTAGTACCCGGCCCACCCGTGATGTCGCCGGTCGTTCCGGTAAGCCGCGTGCCTAGTCGTTGTTGAAATGCCTTGGCAAGGCCGGGGCGCGAACCAAGTCGCCCCCGGCCTTCCAAAGTATCGAATGGCCTGACGTTCAGTAAGTCTTCGGAGTAATACGGAGCCTTGCTCTGGTAGCCAGAGTTATTGCGTTTCCCGCCGACGGGCGGCAATAGCTCGACCTGCTCGTGGCTCCGCATGTCTCGGCATCCTGATTTCGCTTACAGGGAGTCGGGAACTAGCGCGGCCTGCACGGCGCCGAGCTTCGTGTAGCCGACCACGACCCAGGTGTTGGTCGCCACGTACTTGCATTCGTACATATTGGTTGCCGTTAGCGCTGCCTCGTTCGTGGCCCCAACGGTCACGTCGTTGACCTTGTGGGCCGCCACCGCGCTGATTAGTTCACAGCCAGTAGCGCCGACCAAAATCGTAAGCTTGTGGCCTATCGAGACAGCCGGAAGGCTGATCTGCTTGTCGGCGCTGTCGCTCGTCACCGTGACGAACGATGAAGTCGCCGGAATCAGGCCGGTCGTCCCCCCGCCGGTCGTCGCGGTCACAGCCGTTGACGCGATGCGCAGCGCCTGAAGGTGAACCGTCGAACCAAACGAAACGCCGGCACTTCCAGTGAATTCCGCGATGGCGTCTACCTTGAGTTCGTTATCCTTGATCCACATGGTCGGCGTCAGGTAGATACCGTCAGCCGCCGCGATGAGCGCCGTTTCCCCGGCTATATTGTCTTTGAATGTATTCGCCATGAGCGAGCTATCTCCGTATTAAACAAACCTGTAAACAATCGTCATTTGACCAGCCAACGGCGAAATCGTCCCAGACGCATCGAAGGAAATTTTTTCGCCAGGATTTACCACCAGCGTGTCGCGCGTCGTCGTCAGTGCCACGTCCAATGGTTCATTGGCCGTTTGCCCCGTTAGCGAAATCGGAGCCGACGAAAGAATTGACGCACCGGTACCAGTAGGCGCCACGGTTCCCGTCCCCACCTTGCGAACGTCCACCGCAGCGCTTGAGCCGCCATTCACGTTGATAACACGAGAAAGCCTCAACACTTCGATTGGTCGTGGATGGGTATTGTGCAACATGAACCCATCAACAACCGTAGCGGAACTAAGCTGTATATTCAACATGTGCTCGCCAAGCACGTTCTGATTGCTCATCAAGTACCTCCATAGAGAACGAAAACACTTCCAATGGCCCCGTTGTTGGCGGCCGAAAGCGTAAATGACATTTCAGTATTCACATCACCGACAAGGCCGTGCGGCAGGTTGATCTGTTGTGATCCGGCCGCAAGCCCAACGTAATAAACAAACGTCTTGGCGGCGCCCGCCTGAGTCCACGCCACCGTTAGGCTAGGGCCTCCGGCCGCCACCGTTGCGGTGACGTTCCATCCAACCGAAATAAACAACGGTTGGTGTCGAACGCCCGGCAGTGCCGTGAGCGTCACGACGGCAGCGGTGTCAGCCACCAGTGCCGACTGGCTGGACAGCAACACCGCCGCACTGTTGGGATTCAGCAAATAACCTGGGCTTTGTGGTGACGGCATAATCTATCCCTAAACCGACAGAATCAGGCTCTTGACATCGAACGGCATCGAGTGACCGCCCGCGTCCGCCCGCATCTGTCCGGCGATAAAATTGTTGTGACGGCGAAGGTCGCGCTTGGCCGCGCCTTTGATCTTTTGCTCGGCTTCCAGCCAGCGGTCGCCTCGAGCGCCAGTCTTGGCTTCTTCACAGACCGCCAGGATCATCGACAGCAAGGCGTCGGCAATCTCAGGCCCGCCCAGCGGATAATCGGTCGAGGCCCCCATCGACTGCGGCTGAACCGCGTAGGGCATCGCAACCTGGTAGTCCTGATCGGGCGTCGGCCAGACGACAAGCTCTTGCGTCTGGGCCGCACTCCCATCACTCGTTGACCAGCGGATCGCGGCAAGCAGCGGACATCCGGTGATGTCCTGCGTGGCCCGCATGGCCGTGACTTCTCGCTCTTCAATCAGCCTGATCGGTGGCCGGGAAGTCTCTTCCGTGAACACCAACGACGCCGTATCGGTGGACTCGAAGTCGCTGGGCAGTTGGAACGCACCCCGCGACGCGATCGAAAAGTACAATCCGCTGTATGCCCCGACGGCCGCGGGCGTGACCGTTACGGACGCCCGCGTGTTGAACGCCGTGATCGTATGGGTTTCGCCGGCGTACACCGTGACATCCTTGCCGATCATCGATTCATGGAACGCATCGGTTGACGACAGCATCGTCGTGCCGCTCGCCGCCATCGTGACGGTCGGGCTGCTGCCAGTCAGTTCACTGGCCAACACACACGAAACACTATCGATCGTCCCGGTGAACCCGGTACCCGTAAACGTCAGGCCGCCGTTCCCTGCACAAACCACCGTCCCGGTAGTCGTGCCGCTGGCATTGACCATCGGCCCCGCCGTAGTGCCGGCGTACAGAGTACATGACCCAACCGACACGGTATGGCGAAACGTCACCCGGTAGGTTGAACCCACGGTCAGCGGTGCGGTCGTTTGCGTCAAACTAGCGGATGTCAACGTGGCCGTGGCCTTTGCGGTCGGCCCGGACCACCCGGCCCCAAGCGTCCAGCCCGCCATTGACGCCGCGCCAAGGTCATCGGTAAACGTACCGTTGACCACCAGTTCGGTAGCCGGGCCGATGTCGGCCCACAGATCCATGAGTCCGCGTTTCCGCAGACAACTCCAACGATGCGGCGGATCGACCGGCGGATGAAGCCAGAAAGTCCTTTCTCCGCGCTTTATCAGCCGGTCGATCTCGGCCGCTTCTCCCGCGTCCAAGCTCGCGTATGCCGTCGAGCCGTACCCCATTTCGGCGATAACCGCCGTTCGGTATTCGGCCAACGTCATCGATAGCGAAGACAACGCCATTTACGCGCCCACCAGTGCCGCCCGCTTGATAGGCGGCGGCAAATCAGCCTTCGGCTTCACAGGCTCGCGATAGGCGATCGGAATCCCTTGATCGACGATCCTGGCGTACCAGAACGGGACGTGAGCCTCCGGTATGTGGGGCGTGAAACACGCGACATACTGGGCCAACACGATCTTCCAAAACGCCTCCAGCTCATCACTGAATTTGCCTTGATAGCCCGTCAGGTTCCGCATACATCGTTCGACGTTTTCTCTCATTAGGCGCAAGCCTCATTGCCACGTGCGATCATTGGTTCACTGGCAACCCGATAACCACCGAGCGTCAACGTTCCGCCAGTAGCGAATATCTTCTTCAAGAATGTCGCCCCCATCGGAATCTGCACCGACGCCGTCGAAATCGGAAACGTCGAGGCAATCACGTTAGCGTTCGTCAGGAACGTGGACTGCTTGGTCCCGCCCCACCAGAACGTAACCCGTTCGTTCGACTTCGCCCACGGATTGAAATCCATTCCAAACGTGTACCAAGTGTTGGCCGCGATCGTTGCCAGCGCCGCGATCGGCGTCTGCAACACGGAGCCGCTTTCCTGATACACGACGTTTACCGTGGATGACGCGGCCTGTAGCACCTGAATGCCGATACCGTGGAAGGTAGAAACCAACGCGCCGCTCGTATTTGCCAACTGCCCGGAGGCAATCAACTGGCCACCAAGACCAATGAACATGCCACCGGTGCTAACTGCTACCGACGAAGTTCGGAATCTTGCCTCGAACCGAACTCGCGCGACGTGGTGAAACGGATACGTTCCTGTTCCAGGCTCATCGGCACTGGCCAGAATGTGCGACAATCCACTCTGTAGATACGCTTCACTGTCAGCCGTTGCGCCGCAAGTAAGGTCAAGTGCGCCACCTTGCGCAGCACCGTCCGCAATTGTCCCACCAGTTCCGGTAGTAGTTACCGCCCTGTACTTGCCGGACACCAAGGCCGTAGTTGTAGCCACCGGAAACGTCGGCGGACACATAAAATCGTCTTGTTCGTAAAACCCAAGACCTGGATCGCGATCCATCGCCTGCGGATCGAAGCCGTCCCACAGTTCCGGCGTGAAACCACGGCCGATTCCGCCAAGGCCGCTGCCGACCAACGTCGGCTGTACACCATGTGCCATCTTTATTCTCCATCAGCCTCGCGGCCGGTAATTACGTAGTGCTGAACATCGCGCAGGTCTTGCTGACCCAGGACCGCATGTTCCACGTCATGTATCGAACCCGCGTCACGGTAAGGGGCTGATTGGCGCCGCCCGACTCAGTCGTCTCGTAAGGAGCGAAACCCTCGAGCGCGAACGGCTGAAGCTCGTTCCAATCCAACACATAGAATGGGTTGATCGCGGTCGAGCGAGCCGCGTCGATTTCGTTGAGCTTGGGAACGCCAGTGATCTGCGTCCCGCGAATCATCGCCTTGCCGTCGTAGTAAGACAGGTCCGTCCCGATGTTCTCGTTCTGAAGCCTGCACTCATCGGCCGCCGCACGGGCCGAAGCTTGCGTGCAGTAGATACCGAACCGTGGCGAACCGCCGCCGAGCTTGCTGTAGTCAACGGGCGACTCGTAATCGATTTCGTCGAACCCGGTCCGCATCTTGGTGAACAAGTCACCATACGTGACGTTGGTGTACTTCTGGTACCAGTTGCTGATCCGTGGGTACGTGACCCGTGAAACGCCACCCGGCCCGGACGAAAACGCCGCGAGGTTCAGGTTGACGCGGTCGCCAGTCCCGGTCGTCGCAAAGTTGCCGGTCGCGGTTCCGCCGGCCTCGACCGGGCTGTAGACCCAGTACGAAATACCGAACTGCGATTGATCGTCACCGGCCGACGGGACACCCCAGAACTTGTCCTCAAGGTGCTCGAACCACGAAATATCCATTTCGTAGAGCTTGGCCTTGATGTAGTTGTAGATTCTCGCCGGACTGCGGTTCATCGCGATTTCTCGCTTGTCCCATGAGTTATGGACTCGCGAGTGACGAAACGGGATCGACGCCTGAATCTGGTGAAGATTCGTCGCCGGGGCGATGGTGTCGAAGAAACCGGTGTTCTGTGCCGTGTTGCTGTGGTCGGTCGTGATATTCCACTGAATAGCCGTACCGTCCGTGATCTCGATCTTGTTCTTTTGAAACAGCGTCTTGAAGGTGTACTTGGTCAACCGCTGTGCGATCGACGCCATACGCTCCTTCTCGATGTGTTTCTGCGTAGTCTTTATAAGGCCGTCAATTTGTTCGGCCTGAATTACTGGCATCGTTATACTCCAAGGCGACTGTTTAGAGCCGCATCATTGTTGTTCCGTTGTTCGCGCCGCTACCAGTTGCCCATGCCGAAGGCTTTCAGGTCTTCGCCAAGTGCGGCAACCGCGGCCGCGCGACCCTGTGGCGCTGGTTCTTGGCCATTGCGGGTACGGCCGGGCGGCAGCCCCACACCACCCCGCTGCTTGCGGAGTCCGGCGGCCACTTCCTTGCGGGCCGCAACCACGGCCTTGTCGGGCCAGAGCGCATGCCTCGCTTCGTCCATGAAGCCGGCGAGAATGTCGGGCGTGGCTTCTCGTTCGGTCGTGAATTCGTAGCCAACCTTGCGCTGCCGCACGTATTCCCGAAGCTTCATAAGTTCAGCGTGCTGCGTGGTTCCGGGTTTTCGCCATGTTTCCTGCGGCGTGCCGATCATGTCCTTGAACTCGTCACCCCAGCTGGAAACCTTTTCATCGAACAGTGACGCGATCTTCGCCTCGGCGGCCCGGAGGTCGCGCTGGGCGGCTTGCTCGTGTTCGGAACGCATTGAATCCACCTGTTCGCGCATCGCGGAAATTTCACGCTCTGAACGCTGATGGAGTTGTTTCGCGTAATCGTTGACCTTGAGGATCGCGGCCTTGATCGAAGGATCGGCATCTTCCGCGACCTCGATCTCCGGCGCCGTCAGCTCGTCTTTTGGCTTGGCGTCCGGTTTGGGTTGCGTTGCCTCGCGTCGCGATACTTCATTTCGATACCGCAGTTCACGGATCGCCACCTGTCCGAGCAGGGCGTCTTCCGTCGCGTATCCAGCGGCTTCGTCCGGCCCGATCCCCCACGACGCCGCCAGCTGCATGAGCTGCGGGTTGTGGCCCATCGGTGGGGCCGTGGTCTTTGCGGCCGGTTTGGTGGCCGTTTCTTTCGGCTTGGTTTCTGCCGGGGCGGGTTCATCGTCCTCGCCACGCGGCAGAAGAATCTCTGATATGTCGTCGATGACGCTCTGGACCGGCGCGGTTTCGGTAACGCTCGGCGCGGCAACGACTGGCGCTGCGTCAGGTTCGCTGGGCGACGCCTCTACGCCGGGGACAAGGAAATTCAGATCAAGGGTCTCGACCGACATTTACAATCGTCCTCCAAAGTTGCGGCCGCGAGGTTTGTTCATCGGCATCAAGGGCTGATGCTTGGCGAAGTAGGCGGCCCGCATGTCGTCTGCGTTGGACAGGTCTTGCGGCATGTTGGAAACCGGAAGCATCGGCCGCGACTGGTTCTTGTTGATTGCGTCCAACCTCATCGCGTCCATCGCGGGTGCGCCGCGACTAACGTTTGGTTGATACTGTGGCATCCCCGTGGCCGTGCCCGATAAGTTGCCGAGCGCCTCCCGTCCGCGCCACCACTGCGATAGTCGGCGGCCGAGATCGCGGAACCCCGTGTTGGGTCCGCCGCGCTGCCAACTGAATTCGCCGCTAAGGCCGCGTCCCAGGCTGAACGGCTGTTGATCGAACATTCCAAACGCCATCGTCAGGCCCCCCAGTGGTTCACCATGCCGCGAGCTGCCAACAGTCTTTCAAAGTGTTCCGGCCGGGTGATGACCGGCTCGTAGTCGCCCTGTGCGGTTCGGCGATGCTGCACGTTCAGCCCGTGGGCCGCGTAGTGCTGCTCCATCTTGGCGACCTCTTTCTTACCGACCGCCAGTGCAAGGCTGTGATGTTTCCGCCAGTGTTCCGCGATCGTCATGCCGACATCGGAACTATTCGGATGTTCTGATCCGTCTTTGCAAAATCTGCACAGCGTTCCGAACCGATCACACATCCATGCACCAAATGCCACGGGGCGCAAAAGAAAAGCCGTGCGTCGGGGAATCGGCCCCGATTGGCACGGCTATATCTGTTGGACGCAGCCGGGTAATTAGTCCGGCCGTTGCCCCGAAGTTTTTCTAATCAGTTCTAAGTATTACACGATCCCGCTACCCGTCAAGTGCGTTCCCGTTGCGTTCCATGAAATCAGCCACGCTTTTGCGGCCGTTCAGTTCTACGGCGGAACGCAACTGTTCACGAAATATGTCCTTCATGGTTTCGGCCTGCTCACGCTTTACTTCCTCGATAAGCCGCAAAACCCACTGTTTACCCTCTTCATACTGGGTGAAGTATTTCACGGCCAGATTCCGCATCACGTCGGCAACGGCCGGCATCGCGGCCGAGACAAACTCCTGAACCGGGACTTGCTGGAACACTTCCCGCATCTTCTCTTGTGCCACCACCTGGGCGGCCTTTTGCTGTTCGTCCCGGATGATCGTCTGTAGCTGGGCCTGATTGATCGACTCGGCCCCGATCTCCATGCACTTCTTCTGCACGGCTTCCCGGACGGCTTTTGCCCCGGCGGCCCCCAACTTCTCGCGCTCGAAGAACACCCGAACGCCGGCGAGTACGGCTTGTTCGCTTATGGGTGCTCCGACGAACCGGCTGAAAAACATTTGGGCAACACCTGACTTACCCATGTCGGGCATCGCTTCCCACAGGGACATCGCGAGCTTGTCGGAAACCTCTATCGGGCCGTCAAAGTGAATATTGGTCATGCGCCATTTCTTTCGTTGTATCGCCGAACAATCTCCATCGCGATTTCGCGCGGCAAACCATAGTCGTCGTATCCGCTGTCCGTTATCCAACCGGGCGCGCCAGGCCCGTTCGATACCGTGTAGACCGTTTCATCGGGAAACGAAACGGGATCGGGAAACACATACAGCTTGGCCGGAATCACAACGGAACAATCCTCGCCAGACCGCCACTCCACGATCGGGAACCAGTCTATTTCAGACATCACGCCGACCTCCAAAACTGCCACCATCGCTTCACGGGACGAACAAATGGCTTGCCGCGCCACGGCACTGGGTCAGGAACAACCGTCTCCAGAAAAGCTATTTCTCGCTGACGCCTTGCGTTTTCCATGCCGAGCAACCCGTCATCAACGATCTGTCCGCCATCAAAACGATGGTAACCGTCCCATTGAGACACGAGGTCACGACCAAAAGCGCCAAGGCCTTGCAATAGAGCTATGTTTCCTCCCATTGCAGTCAATTCATTGGCGACATCCATTCCATACCGCATGGCCACGGCGCGACGGTCTAGGCAATGAATGAAAGTGGGATCACGTAAATCGATCACGCCGCCTCCATCTGGGCCAACTGCCCGGCCAATGCCCCGCCAAGCTCGTTGCTCGGACCGCCGCGATCCATCCGCACGTTCGTCCTAGTCGTCACGGGGCTTTGCTTGAGCGGGACCGGGCCGCTAGACCCCTGCCCTTGCGGCTGCGGCTTCATGCTGTAGAGCGTCACGTCGTTGATCTCCGGCAAATCCGCCATCTTGGCGTATGTTCTATTTAGTGCCTGTAGATCGTACTCCATGCCCTGCTGCTGGGCGATCGGGGCGGCCGGCATCGCAAAACCGTTCCACCAATCCGTAAGCTGCTGCAACCTCTGGCCGGGACTCCTGTACTGCGTGGAGAACACGTCGATGTCGGTGTTGACCAGAATGGAATCAATTTGCTGTCGCTGCTCCGGGGTGAACTTCCGCCAGAACGTCTGACCATCCGCCAGCTGGACGGGGACGTGCTCGGTCGTGACGGTGTCCTGCAGCTCGTTGTGCGTGATGGCTTCCGCGATCTTGCGGACCGCTTCGTTGGTGCGGGCCTGCATGAACGAAACCATCCCCGACGCGGCCTCACTGAGTAGCTTGCCTTGCGTCGCCGTAGGAGCCGAAACGCCAAGCCCGCCAAGCTCGTTGATATTGCCGGCCCCCCAGTTGAACAGGTCGCGAAGGATCGGCGTCATCGCCATCGTCCTGCCGTCCGGCCCGCCAACCGAAATCATTTCGGCGATGCCTTGCTCGGCGTAGACGCCGTACCCGTCGCGCGATTCCATCAGGGCTTCGGCTTCGGCTTTGTACGACGCATTGTTGATCCGCAGGATATTCTTGGCGGCGTCAGTTTGAGCGATCGTCTTGCTGAGCGTCCTGTTCATCGCCTCGATGAGGTTGTGAACCATACAGAGTGGCGACAGCCCTACCGCGTGGTTAGGGACATCCAGGAAGTCCAAATAGTGATAGGGGCCGTCTGCCTGTCCATCCCACTGCTCGTTGTACAGCTCGATGCTCCCCCCATCCACGGGATATACCTTGATCCTGTTTTGGCATCTATCGTACACTTCATACAGTGTAACGATGTCCCTGTATGGTTGGCTCTTGTCATCGTTTTCAAAGAATAGCCTTTCATCATCACCCATGTTCCATCCGGCCATGCCGCGAATGGTTTCTTCATCGACGTGCTGGAACATGGGGTTATCTAGTATGTCGTCAACCGCCATCCTGACGCGCCTGAACGTGAAGTCCGCGTCCCACACCGATGAAGCAGCCGTATCGAACCCCCAGTCAGAAGCGTCAACGTTGTTGATCGTCGTCTTGAGGGCTTCGGCGAAGTCGCCTTCGTTGCCCTGCGGAACCCTGCGCCATTCCTTCTGGACCGACAAAATCCCCGGACTATACAGCAGCGCATCCAACACGAACCGCTGCTGCTTGAACCCGAAGCGTTCTTCTTTCATCACGCGGGTAACTTGATACTCTAGCGACTCCATCGAAGCCTTCCACGGCCCGACATCCGTCGAGATCATTACCTTGGGCTGATTGGCCGCGAGGTACTGAATCAACACCCTTGCATATAGTGCATGACCATTGAGTGGAATCCTGCTGGCGCCCGCCGGACTCAAACCATGGGTATCGCCGATGTACGCTTTCCAGATTCGTTCTCGCGCTACTCTGTGGTTCGACAGCCTGTTCCACGACGATTCAACTTTGTCGCGAAGCTTCTGCTTTGCATGGATGCCGTACCCCATCGTCACTCCCCTTCAATGTCTTGCTTGATCCATTCTGAAAGCTCGGCCTGATGCTTCATCGCCAGGTACAGCGACAACCCGGCGCGGACCGGCCGTGCGCCAGTCGCCGCCATAGTGGTCAGACCCGCGACCTCTCGACCATCGTCGTCGCAGCACACCGCCGCAAACACCATGCCGAACGGGTGACGATTGCGAAGCTCGTCAACCAACTGTTGCGAAGTCGCGAAACTCAGGATGGGATCGACTGGTTCGGGATCATTCATCAGAAACCTCCAGGGTTTCGGGCGGGGCGTCGCCAACCAATGGCGGACGAGTGAATTCGCGATACAACGGTTCGACAGAAGTATAAACCCAATAGGGATCGCCCCAGTAATTGTTGACCCACTGAGTATCCCCAAACGTCGTGTCGGCATACGGCTGCGGCTCATTCATCGCCATACTCCAGCCTCTTGCTTCTTGACGCGCTGCTGTGCCCACGCGACGCTGAACGCAGGAGGCTCAACCGAAACCCTAGGACCGCTATCGATGTTTCGCAACTCCCTGGCCAGCCAGATCATCAATACGGTCGCGATCACACTGTCGCCGTGGTTCGTCCTGCCCTCGCTTGGGTCCAGCGAACTCCTACACCTGTGATGTTCGGCGCCGGCGTCGTCAGTATAGCCATACTGCTCCATTTCACGATATGTGTCGTAGCTGACCTCCTGGTAGTTGCCCAGCTCAAGCCATTGTTTGTGTTCGTTGAATACGTTCACCTTGGTGCCCGCGAGGTTCCCATCGCCCGCCCGATGGGTGCCCATGTAGAATCCCGCGACCGTCCCGCCGGTCGATGCCTTCTCGGCGTAATAGTTCGGGTATCGA